GAAAAATATCTCCTGAAGAATTAATAGAAAGAGTTTCTAAAGGTGAAATAATTCCTGAGATGTCAGCTGATACAATAAAAGCTGTTTCAGCGTTTGCGACTAAAGCTGGTCCAGGAGCTACAATTATAAGAGAAGCAATAGGCATTAGGAAAAATAAATTTATTAATGATGTCTATGAAACACTGCAAAAAGACTTAGCACCTGATACTAAAGCAGACAACATATTTAAAACTTTTAGCAACAATTCAGCTAAATTGAAAAAAGCAGAAGGAAAAGCCTATGACGAAATATGGGAATCGACTGCTGGGAAAACATTCTCTGAAATAGACAGTGTTGTTTTATCTCTAGCTCAAGCAAGCAGGAATTCTAGAAATCTTATAAATAATAAGATGGATGAAAATGGTCTTAAAGCTATTTTTAAAATGGTCGGCAAAGGTGAAAAAGCAAGGCTTGAACTTACTCGTTCTTTAAGTTTAGAAGAAGGTGAAATTGTAAAACGAGCATTTATGGATGCTAAAAAAAGAGCAGACAGAGCTGGAGTCTCTGATAAAGCTGGCACCATGAAAAATTATGAAAATCAAATAAGAAATGTTTTAGATGAGATATCTCCAGAGCTAAAAGAAACAAGACGTAATTGGGCGATGATTGAAAAGTCTATCGAAAATTATGATATTGGTAAAAAAGCTTTTGGTCAAAACCCAGAAGAGTTCGCAGTAGAATTTGAAAAGCTCGTTGCCAATGAAAGTTTAGATGCAATAGAAGCTCTTAGAGCAGGTGCTGCATCAGCATTAAAATTAAAAAGTAAGTCTCCTTCAGCTGTAGGATCAGTCACTAAATTGGCAGATACTAAATTAGGGATATCTACAAAAGAAAGAGAAATATTAGAAATACTTTATCCTGGAGAAAAAATAGAAGACATAATTGTAAAAATAAATAAAGCTCGAGGATCTATCGTTGCTGAAGGTGGAATGTTTGGTGGTTCGCCAACTGCTGAAAGATTAGGTGCAGCAAGCAGAGTAGGTCAGGTAGGTCAAACTGCAGCAGACATTGCGAGAGTTGTTAACTCTGCAGGCATGGACATAGGTGCTACAACAAGCCTTGTTACAAGATTGTTCGGTGGCAAAAAACCACCTTTTACAGATGAAGAATATATGCAAATTGCAAAACTCGTAATAGAAGAAGATGCAGAAGTTTTACGCAAAGCTATAACTGATCAAACATCCATTGATCAAGTTCTGTCTGTGTTCCGCAAAGCTATAACTGCACTCGGAGCTTCTCAACCTAGAGTTACAGCTTTAACTTCTGCAACAGAAGGATTAGGAGACAATGTTGATCCGCTCGCCTCGGGAGCATTAGAAGGCATCATACAAATGATAAAACCATCAACAAGTGAAAAAGTACAGAGTGCTGTAGGAAATTAGATGGATCCATTAAGCATTGCATTAGTATCCTTTACAGCTTTAAAGAAAGGAATATCCTTAGGCAAAGATATTTCAGCAATGGGCAAAGATCTAAACAAGGTCTTTGATTTTATTGATGGCACTAAAGCTGCACAAAAGTCTGGTAATAAAAATGATCCACTGTCCGATTACATCGCATATGAAAAAGCACTGGACATGGAAAAACAACTCGAGCAAGTCATCTGGGAGACTCGTGGCAGCAAAGGTGTAGCAACTTTTAAACGTATGAGAACACAGGCTGCGGAACGAGACAGGCAATCTAAATATGCTGCGGTGGCTCGTAAGAACAGAATATTAAATATTTTATCAATACTTTTAGGAGCAACTATAACAATAGGTGGTGGAGCGGTTTTAATCTGGGCAGCAATTGAGTTTAAGCCCTAGTCAGTTGCTTGTTTTTACAATTTCTGTATTAATACTTGCATACTTAGATTCAATAACACCTCCGCACCCAGCATGGATGATAGTAAAATGAATGAAATGATACCAGATAAAAAAGCTTACCAGAGCAACAGACGAATAATGTGTTACATAGCATTGGCTCTTATGACGGTGACAACGATAGCAACGATCTGGGATCCTGTGCGCATGGCACACGCTGACGGAGCTATAATGACGCAATATATAGCTCTCAGTGGATTGGTGGGTGCTTACTTCGGATTCAGTAGAGAAAAGAAACCTAAATTATAATTTCTCAACAGACAAAACTTTATAGTCTGCTAGTATTTCTTTTGCATTTATTTCGCTAGTTGCATAAATGTATATTAATCTTGTTTCGTTTTTTAAAACTGAATGTGATTTATATTCTACAAGATAATTATATAATGGGCTTCGCATCCATGCTACCATTTTGATTCTCCAGAGGTTATCATTTCAGCAAGCTCGTGCCAGTCTGATTTCGTCATATTTCCTTTTTTGTAAAAAGAACAAATTTTTAAAAAGTCAGACTTAGAAGGTCTGTTGTATAAGTCCATTGCATGCTCGCCATTAACTAAAGCAGTAAAGTCTCTTTCTATTCTTATTAGTATGCAAGATTTGCCTTTTCTTTTTACATACTCTTTTGCCCAGAAAACTTGATTTAGTTTTAATCCGCTGTTGAACCTTTTCTTTGGCCATTTTTTAAGATATTTCAACTCGACCCAACCAGACTTACCGTTGTCTAAATAATGAACATCTGGCATGCCTTTCATAACTTTATTTTCAACTCTCCACATTTTTAAAGGCAGATTGTTTCTTACTAACGTCCAGAAATTACTTTCACTCATCCTCGTCCTCCGACATAAATATTGATATTGGGTCTTTTGTTATAACATCAGCGATGTTCTTTTTGTCTCGCAAGGCTTTTATAATCTTGCTGTCGACTGACTTGCGAGTTTCGATATCTATATAAGTAACATTATTTTTTGTTCCTATACGGTGACATCTGTCTTCCGATTGCATGCGTTGCTCTAGGTCGAAAGAGTTGGAATAATAAATAGCATAATCTGCTGCAGTCAGTGTTAAACCTATACCACCAGATTGGGGTTGACCGATAAAATATTGTATCTTAGGGTCGTTCTGAAAACGGTCGACTGCGATCTCTCTAGCGTCTGTTGTTACATCTCCGTGATAACTAACTGCTAATTCACCTAATGCCCTCTCTATGGCTCTTAAATCAGCTTTAAAACGTGCCCATATGATTACTTTAGAGTCAATATCGCTAAGTATCTCTTTTAGGGCTTCTATACGAGGATTTTTATCGTTTATAGGTTGCACTCCATCCTCGCTAGGAAACCAACCGCATAATATCTGTTGAAGCCTTAACAACCTTGTTATAGCTTCGGGAGCATCGATAGTCTCACCATCTAACTCTGCGACGAAAGTCTTCTTCATGTTCTGATAAAGCTTCTTTTGTTCAGGAGTCATTTCTACATAATGACGTTGGTATATTTTAGAAGGCAGATCTAAGCAGTCTTTTTTAAGAACTCTGTAGCTGTGACCCTCGATATTGCGAGTAAGCTCGTCGACATTCTGGTAAGAGATGACTTGTTTATTTTCGAAGCCACCCATAACACAATAACGAGCCTTAAAAGAATAAAAGCTATCATAGCCTAGTATTTGAGGGTCTAAAAATTTGAATTGCGAATAAACATCTTCCGCACCTTTTGTTACTGGAGTGCCTGTCATTATTCTTTTAAATGCTGCTAACTTAGAAAACTTAGTTATGATCTTAGTTCGTTTTGCTCCAGGACGTTTAATTCTAGAACTCTCGTCAACAACAAGCATAACCTTATTTGCTAATAATATTTTTTGCATATAGTAGATTGCTTTCGGGCTAGTAAAAGCTTCAACATTAAAAGTGAATACTTTTAAAGCCTGCTCGGAAGTATAAATTTCATCGAACTCAACAACTCTAGACTTAGTCATATTTGAAGTATAATAGAACGACTTTCTAGGACACCAATCAGGCATATGAGTGTTGACTTCTCTTATCCAGTTGCGGTGGACTCCATTAGGAGCAATAACAACGAGTGCAGTAATTTCACCTTTGCCATAAAGGTATGCAGCATTGTCTATGATAACTTTAGTTTTGCCTGTTCCTTGTTCCATCAACAAAGCAAAAGACTTTTTGTCTCGACTCATATAGAATGCTTTGCGTTGGTGGTCGAAAGGCTTAGTCTTAAAATCATAATCGTCATTGCTAGGAAGGTCAGCTTCTTTCATTCTGAGGTTTTCTTCCATGTCTTTTAAATTTCGGATGTACTTATCTAGGTCAGGCATTGCAGACTCATCCCACTCCGCATTAGGGAAGAACTTATGCAACCGTTCAATGTTCGCACCAGTCGGATCAAAAAGCAGATCTCTGCCAACCCACTTTTTATATCCAGGAAGGCTAGATAATTTCTCAAATGTGTCGCCATCAAGCTTACACTTGATGACGCAATATTTGCCGAAGTCTGCTTTGGTTATTTTCACAGTCCGAACCTTTCTGCACATATTGGTCCGATGCCTCGCTCAATGCTATCGTGCCTAGTTAGCTCTCGACCACAACAAGCACAACTACCAGTCCTGCGACCATAAGCAACTGCTGCGGAAAGAGGATCTTTAGAGATCTGCTCAAGCTTCGGTAAAATATCTTGAGAACCGAACCACTTGCCATCTTTTACTTTACCTGCATACTCACCTTCAATCTTAACATATAAAGCACCTGCATTTACACCATGGTCTGGAGCTCGAGAAATAACAAGATCCTCAAAACGGAACTTAGGTGTTTTAATAGCCTCGTGAGCTTTGCTGAACATTTCAGCTACATTGCTAAGATCGACTGAAGGAGCTTCAGCTTTGTTAGCCTTACTAGCTTTTACCTTCATAAGCATTGCAACTGCAGCACCTGTCTGCTTTTCGGACAATGAACCACGCTTACTAAATTGCTCTACTAAAGACTTAGCAAAAGAATTCCAAGAAGAAATTTCTCTAAGAGCTCTAATCAATCCAGGATTATCTGAATTGAATCTCCCTACTTTGTGTGCCAAGTCCTCATTCCCAAATACTAATACTGCTAATTCTGCTGTTGAACTCATTCCCATAATTTTTTCCTTTCTCAAATTATTAATAGAGTATATCTTATTTATTTAAAAAGGTAAAGGACTTTGATTCCTTTAAAAACAATCACTTATAAGTTTTTACCAAAAAAGATTATAAGGTCTGGGCAAAGGACGCAATAAATCTATGTCTTTTTTCTTGTAAAAAATATGTTTCCCGACACGTTTTATTCTATGCAATTTATCTGCCCAATATGGATTAACCTCATCATTGTGATAGTGAGTTGCTTCAGACCCTATGACACTTATATATTGACCCTCTGCTATCATTAGCTCTGCTAAGGCTTTAGATGTTCTTAAAGAGTTGTGCTCTTTAGGATAATCGGACTTACCATCGCACCACCAACTGAATTGGCAACCGTCTTTATTTTCTTGTAATACAACTCCGCAGATGTCATTCGGGTAATCAGAAGAAGCCACTCTGTTAAGAGTGACTTCCGCTATTGCTATTTGACCTTGGATTGGTTCTGACCTAGCCTCAAAATAAATATTCAAAGCTAGGCACATGAGTGCTGTTTCTATCATGCAGCCACCAGATCGAAATCGAAAGTAAATTGATCGTCGCACTGGCTGTCAAACTTAGGATTCTCAACTTCGTAAAAAGCGTGAACCAGTTTGTTTCTCCAGTGATGCGAAGCATCCATTGCTCTCCACTCAGGAACTTGATTATCGATTGTAGTCCAGTCACGAGTGTCCATAACGAGAACATGGCGAGTAATTTGAATTATATAAACTTTGCCTTGCTCTAGGTTCTCAGGCACGAACTTGCTCAACTTGCGTTTTTTATCGAGTGTTGTCCACTTGCCTTTTATGCCTAGCTTTTTACAAGCTGATGCGATGTTAGTATTGCTAACACCTTTACAATGACGCTTACCACGGATCGTTTTAAGAGTTTGGTATGCTGGTTCATATTCAGTGCCTGCTACAGTAGCAACTGAAAATGGTCCACACCATGTTACTCTCTGCTTGCCAGTCCAGTCAGTAATTTTTCTTTGAAGAGGATTATGCTTGTTCATGATTTTTGTTTCCTTTCTCAATCAATATAAAGAGTGTATCTTATTACGCCAGAGAAGTAAAGAACTTTCTTTCATTTAAAAAACAATGACTTATGTGAGCTTACGCCACTTGTCTATATTTAATTTTCTAAAGCCTTTTTTAATTTTGCCTTTTAACAGATACCAATCACCCAACTTACCGTCTTCAACTATTGGTTTGCCGAGCTTGGGATATTTAAATCTGTCGATGCCTGCTAATATTGGACCAGTGTCGTCCTCGAACTTCATGTTTAACCAGAGATTGTGAGTCTCGGCTCTGCGACCACCTCTTTTTACTAAGTTTACAGCTTCGTTTAAATCTCTGAGGTTCTTTTCAACAAGCTTACCGAATACAACAAACTCTCCAGGATTGTCAGCTTCTAAATTATGAATGTCTTCTATTGGTGTTTTAATGTTATGTTCAGCAGGGTTTTGTTTTATATGACCGAACCTGCGTTCACACTCGAATATATCGTCGTATGGTGTTTTTCCTGAATCTAAGAGCTTGTCTTGCCTTGGGGTTAAAGGTTGATTTAATCTCCTCCGTTCAACTATGTCTGCTGCGAGCTTTGGACCAAGACCTTTTATACCTATAAGACCACCAATCAACTCTCCGTCTTGTACAGACCAGTTAAGGCTAGATTTAAATTTGTCGTATGGTTTATAGACCAATCCTTCTTTTACAACTTCTCTTAATAGTTTTACACCTTGGTCTTCGTCTTTTACATTCCTGAGGCATGCTGCAGCAAATTCTAATGGAAAGCGACTTTTTAAAACACAACACCAATAGCTGACCAATCCATAGGAAATAGCATGCGACCTATTAAATGCCCAAGACCCCATTGTGTTTATGTTCTTCCATATCTTTATTGACTCGTCCTCTGGTATGCCTTGTTCTTCCGCACCCACTTTAAACTTCTGCCAATATCGATCAAAGAACTCTTCGCCTAAAGATTTACTCATTGCCTTGCGTAATTGTGAAACATCTTCCCAACTCAACTTGCCGACATCACGAGCTATTGTCATGACTTGCTCTTGATAAACGACAACACCGAATGTAACTTTTGTTATCTCTTCAGCTAGTGGGTGGAGGTATGTTACAGGTTCTTCTCCTATTTTTCTTTTTATATACTTTGTTGTGCCACCAGACGTTAATGGTCCAGGACGAGCCAGAGCAGTAATTGAAGCAATATCCTCGAAGTTGCTTATTTTCATCTGACGAGTTAATGATTGCAATGCATAGCCTTCAAACTGAAATATCCCTGCGTGTCTTTCTTTATTGAGGACATCAAAAGCCTCTTTATCTTCTAGAGGGAAGTTAATGATTTTTTCTTTTTCCCAACCAACCTGCTCCAACACATCGTTCAAAACAGATAAAGTCCTGAGACCTAAAGCATCTATTTTTAAAAGGTTTAAGCTTTCTGCGTCGTGCTTATCTATCTGAGCTGCACCACTTTGAGCACTAACAGAGCAATAATTGCTTACTGGATCTTCTGTTACGATTATCCCTGCAGCATGAACGCCAGAGTGCCTAGCGTGATTCTCCATCTTCTCAGCTATCTTCATTTGCGGGAACTTTGCTAGGACTGCCTTGCCGATGTCTAGGTCGTTGAACGTATCCATAATACACATTGCAGCACGAGCATCTCCACCACTCCGTTCTATGATCGCACCTTTTAGGTCGTTCACTTCCCAAGCTGGAATTCCTAGTTCTTTAGCAACTTCTGTTATTGTGCTCTTAGCTTTATATCGACTAACAGTTCCTAGGTGAGCAACTTTTTCCGCACCATACTTCTCTCGTAAATACTGGAAAACCATCTCCCTGCGGTCATCCTGGAAATCTATATCTATATCAGGCAGGTCAGCACGAGTGATGTCTATGAACCTTTCGAACAATAGGTCGAACTTTATAGGGTCAACATCTGTAATCCCTGTTAAGTAACAAACTAAAGACCCAGCACTCGATCCACGAGCTGGACCAACCATCATATGTTGCTTTGCATAATTAATCATATCAGCAATAACATAAAAATAATCTTCGAACTTTTTACTTGCGATCATTTCTATTTCTCTGGTTAAACGATCTTTGTAAACTTTATCTGTTAGGTCTATCCCTCTAGAGGGTGCTGCATCTATACACATCTGCTCTAAACTTTTATCTGGTGTAAAAGATATCATCTGAGCAACAGGCAAATCAACATTGCACATGTCTGCTATTTTGTATGTGTTTTGTATAGCTTCATCTGGCAACCAAGGAACACAGTCTTTAAGCTCATATTCATTTAATAAGTGCATTGGCTTGGTGCGTTCTGTTCTGTTCATCCCTACCAGAACTTCATAGGCTTTTCTGTCTGTAACTTTAGGATAATAATTGTCAGAAGTTGCTACAGTTTTAAATCCTTTTGTTTTAGAAAACTCTAAAGAAGCACGAGAACTCATTGGATTAACCTCAATGTAAAGATCGTCTTTTCTGGCCAATGGAAGAAGTCCCCACTGAGGATGTGTTCCACTTAGTATTATTACATTTTCAGATATATCAAAAAGATCGGAGTAACTCATTCTAGGGAAGTAATAAAAATTCTCCTTGGCTGTGCTTTTTGTAACGAGTTTATATATCTCAGACAAACCAGAATTATTCTTAGCAATAAAAGACATTGTGTTTGCTGTTTGCTTAGTTCTCTCGGTTGCGTCTTCTACAACAGCAATCTCAGCTCCGAATATAGGCTTGACTCCTGCTTTTTTACAAGCATTGTTAAATGGAACATGTCCCCAAGTTCCAGAGTCTGCTATGCCCATAGCCTTGCCTGCCATCTCAACAAGGTTATTTATTGGTCCATAAGCCTTGCGGAATGAATATTCAGTGCGAGTCTTTATGTGTAGCATTAATTATACATCAACACTGCTACAATTAGTGTCCCTACAAGGAAGCCTATTATTGATATTGCCATTATATGTGTCCTTCTTTTTTATACCACTTAATAATTTCTATTGTTGCTTCAACATCATTTAGAGATCTGTGAGCACCTTCTATCTTCTTGCCCATTATTTCTTCATAGATGTCTCCGAGCTTTCGCATTTTTCCCCAGACGCTTTGCCCAACTTCAACTGTACAAATATGATCCATTGGCCAAGGAAACTTAGTAACCTTATCGAGCCTTTCTAGTTCAAACCTTAATATCTTCCTGTCGAAAGGTAAATTGTGTGCAGCCATAGAAGTCTCGCCCAAAAAGAATTTACACAAATCTTTATAGTGAGCAACAAACGGTTTTTTGTCTTTTAGGTCTTCGTCTGTTATCCCAGTTATTTTTGTTATCTTAGGGTCTAGGCTGTGTCCAGGATTGCACATGAATTCTAGTCGATCATACTCTTCAAAATTACCATCGGTAAATCGGATTGCACCGAACTCAATTATCCTAGGCTGAAGATCTAAATCAGAACCCTCAGCTTTAGGCAATCCAGTTGTTTCTAGGTCAAACACTATCATTACTTATTTATCCTAACAATAAATTTAAGATCAACACCTAGTATATCTTTAGTATCAAAAATAACATAGTTGTAAGATCTCTTGCCTGCGATTGCTGCATTGGTGTGAGAGTCTGTGAAAACCTGCTGTGCGACTTTAATGTCTCTTTCTTCAAAAAAAGATCTCCATAAAGTAAGCTCATCTTCAGTGCAGTGCATCCCAAGGTGACTAACACTGTTCCTGCCTCTCTTTTCAGAGTCCATCCAATTATTCCCTGATGTGTAGTCTAAAACTTCAAACTCTTTCCCAGAGAAGATATCATAGTTAAAAGATAGGTCTGCTTCATTTGTTCCATGGTCTCCGTAAACCAATCCAGTTGCAACAACATGATCTTCAACCCAATCTACTGCTCCTATCTCAATCAATAGTTTTTTTGCAGCGATTGGGTTCTTTGGGCAGATAGCGATTTGTTCAATAGTAAATTTCATTTTAAGCTCCATAGGGTAAAATGCATCCAGTAAGATACTTGTGATGCTGTTTGTCTTTAAGTAAATAGGCAACGAACTCTGCTAATAATTTAGGAGGTGTTTCTTCACCTGTTAACAATCCATTCAATTGATACTCTTGAGCATACTCTTTGCTCCAGCCACGAGTTTTAACAACTTGCTCGTCTATTGAATCACTCATGCCAGTGCCAGATAATTTATTAGGAGCAATGCCGAATACAGTTATGCCATGCTTTTTTGTAAGCTCACGAGCCATCTGTAAAGTCATTATGTGGGCTGCAGCTTTAGAAGCATTGTATGCGAGAGAACAAGTCATAGGCATGTGGGCTGCATTGCTAACAATGTTTACTATTGTGCCTTTGCTTTTTATTAACATCGGCAAGCAAGCTTTAGCCATCATGTAAATGCCTTTAGCATTGGTGTCCATAACTTTGTCCCACTGATCTTCTGTAAAGTTTTCAAGCCAATCAATTATATTAACACCAGCATTATTTATCAATATGTCTAGTTCTTGGATTGAATCTAGGAAGTCAGGGTTGCGGACATCTGCATTGTCTTTAATATCATAGTCATAAACTGTGTGACCTTGGTTTTTAAGTTCATCGTGTAAAGCCAAGCCAAGACCTTTACCAGAGCCTGTAATCAAAATTTTAACCATAGTTTTCTCCTTTTATTAATGACTCGACCATTGCTGCATAAACTGCTGCATCGTGTATTGAGTCTTTGTGTTTAAGATCGCTGTTAGCGAACCTTGTAATTTTAACAATCATAAGCTCAAAAAGATGCCAGACATTATAATCGTCAACCGTTTTTAAATCAATGCCTTTAGGGAACAATGCAACCATAACTTCACCGACTGATTTGTAATTGTCTCCATAGACTTTATTACGTTCACGAAATGTTTCTGCCATCTCCTCTAAGATTTTAGCTGCATCTTTATTCATTTTCTGATTTCCCGTCTTGAAAGCCTTTTTCAACATCATCTTCATAGTTGTTTGCTTTATCAAAAAGCTCTTCTAGTTCTTGTTTTTGGAAATTAGTTATATCGAACAACCTTCCTATTTTCTGGTTATTAAGTTCGATGTCATTCCCTCTGATTTTAAGGTTCATTAGAAGTCTCCTGGAGCAACTTGCAGGCAGGTTAATCCCTCGCCACGCCACATATCAACAACCGATTGCCTATCTTCTAAAACGAACCAGATGTCTTTGTAATCGAAATTATCTTCTAACAACTTCCTTTTGCAATCTGCGTCTGGCGACATGTTTTTTAAAGGTCGCATAATAAGCCTATCATAAGGAACATCATTTGTCCTTAACCATTTAGAAGTGTCTCTGCGACAACTCTCATCACGAGCAGTCATTACAACAATCTCAGTTTCTGCGTCTTGGAGCATCCTTACAATGTTACAAATATTTTCTATGGGTTTATCACCTATGCCTGCTTTGTTAAAAGCTTTGTAATCTTTATCTTTATATAGGTGTATGCGGTGACCATAGTCAGATAGAGTTCCGTCTAGGTCAGCAATGATTATGCGTTTACCCATGATGGCACCTCCGTGTTCTTCCATACTGCGAAGCTCATCTTCTCTCCTAAGTAATAATCTCTGTAAGCTTTTACAGTGTCATCACCTTTGTATTGATCAGGCATGCACTGGGGTGGAGGTGTAAAGTCTTTATCAATAGGCATGTGTAAGGGCAATGTTAATAAAGGTGTTAGCAACCTTTCGCATTCATGGGTTTTGCCATACCTAATTTCGTATTGCTCACAAAGATTAACAAGCAAGTAATATGCCCACCAATAGTTATCAGCACACTGCCTCACCCATACAGCTGAAGGGTGATTTTTAAAAGCAGACTTGTAAAGATCATTCTTGTCACAATGATCGTCGCCATCTAGCTCTCGGTGCGCAGTGCATAGCAGTTGTGCAGTCTCGAGTATCATTTTAACACAGTGCTTATCACAGTGCATAATTGCTGCTTTTTCTGGAGCAGAGTCCAAGTAAAATATATTCATGTTGTTCCTTTCTCAATAACAGAATTTTATTCTATTTAAGTTTAAAAGTAAATCTCTTTTTTACTTTATTCCATATGCTATCAACTTCTTGAGTTGCTTCTTCGACCTTTGTATATTGAACTTTGATCGATGGTTTTCTTTTATTTAAAATGTAGCTTATGGTTCTTACAGTAACATTTAAATCTTTAGCTATCTCAGACTTTTCAAAGTTATCTTTCATTGAATGAACTCTGTCGATAAATTCTTGATTGTACTTTTGCTTAAATGTCATTTTGACTCCTATGGATTTAGTGACTTGCCCATTGATGGTGCAGCCCACTGGGTTGGGGTTAAGAACGGTTCAGCCCATGGGTGAACATTTACAACTTCCTTAACCATTAGCTTGAAAACATTTTGATATTCACCTTGGGCTCTGGGAGACAGCCTTGACTTTGCCATCTCACTTAGCGTTCTTAAATTGAACTTTGCTACGATATTAGTGTGAATGTTTGTAGGCAATATTCCTCTAGCATCCTCTGCAGCAATACCTAAGTCTCTTAGCTCTTGATATTTATCGTTTATCATTTTCATAGCATCATCGTAAATTACATTCGCAGTTTCGTCTACATATATTTTTTCTGGAGTGTAATAGCTAAAGCCTTGCATATCTACTGTTCTTTGAGATTGCTGAGCATATGAAGCTTGACGAGTTCTTACAAACTGATGAGTGAACCCACGACTGACTTCACGAATGTTGAATGTGTAGTCAATGAACTCCCAAGACGATCTAATCGTATTAAGCATGTAATCGAGCTCTGCTTTCTTTTTATCTTCATCCCACTGGGATATTTTATCATAGGCATCGTCATCATTCATAAGACGAGTATTTTTTGTGAACAACAGCAAGTCTACTGCGTCCGAGGTATAATTTACAAGTTGTACTTTCATTGTTTTTCTCCTTTCTGAGAGTGCATCCATCGGTTGTAATTAGAACTTGACCGAATGAATTTTTCTATATGCTGGATATCGTCTGCAACATCATCGAGTAAAATCTGACGCCATGTTGCAAAACGACCCAGCGAATATATTCCGTATTTACTTGTCATTTCAAATATAAATTGTTTCCTTAATTCTTCGTTGATAGGTTTTATTTTACCAAGATACTGCTCAGAAGATTTTAAGTCAACGAGCTTGCTTGGTTTAATGCCGAAGTCTCCCATGAGGACATCCATCATGTGTGGTCCGATAGATGCTTCAGGCTCTCTAATAAATTCTGATATAACAATATCGCCAACAACAGAGATCCTATAATATGGAACTAATGGGTCTGGGTAGTATATTGTTTGATGAACTTTGCACTCTGGAGATTCAATGCGAGCTTTTTGAGTCCATATCTTTTGCGAGGGAAAATCTGGTCTGTCTGGCCAACCTACAACTTTCATTAATACTGGCATTGGTATAGTTGATATTGTAGGGATAACATTTACATCTTTATTGTCAATGCTTGAAAGTTTCATGTCGTATTTTATCTGACAGTTTTCAGACATCATCCCGATAAGTTCCCATGGTGCTATGTATCGGTCTACAGGCTCAAGACTATTAATAGATCTATTCAATATCGATCCTGTTACTTTTTGTGAGTACAAATTACTCAAGAATAAATTCGGCTGGGTGTAAATATCACCTTTGTATTTTATAGCTTTGTTCACTCTTACTTTTGTAAAAGGTATGGCACAAGCTGTACCAACCTTGTCCGTTCTGAATCGGAGCAGAGCTCCTTGGTTGTTAGGGAGTTCTTTTTGAGCTTCGTAAATTATAGGACTAAAGCTCCTCAACATATTCCCTGCCAACAACCCTGCTAATCCTGCTCCATATATAATCATTTCTTTCTCCCATTTTTAGAATAAACACCTTCTGGCTTTTCAAACCTTCTTGTTTTAATATGCTGCCTTTCATATTTAGAAGGAATATTTAAACGGTTCAACCATTCGTCTGCGTCTTTATCGAGGATAGAATAATCTTCATAATCAGGATCAACCAAAGCTTTATATGCAGAAGCTTTTTTCATATAATACTTGGACCTCATTAATTTGAATTTTTTTCTATCCTCTTTTTTCATTTATCTAATTTCCAAGCTCTTACTTCGTTTGTTGCATAACCATCAGCACCTCTAACCGCTCTCGACTTGCAATTAAAACCAAGCTTTTTACAAACCATCCTAAAAGAAACAACGTCGCCTGACTTTGGAAACACAACACTGTCTCCAATAGACATTGCACTAACGAGCCTGACCCACTTATCCCTAGACAATGATGGGTCAGTTAAGGGAACACCACTTTCAATGGTGAACCCTTCTATTTGTTTTACGAACTTAGGCATCAATGAGTTCCACTCTGCCTTTTTTAATATCATGAGCGAGATCTTCTCGGCAACCACCTTTTGTGCTACCATGCCCTGCAGCAAGCTCAACGAACTCTTCGTATGATATTGTGCCATGCCCTAAGAACAAGCTAAAGTTATTCCAGCCACGAGTTCCCTCTTTACGAGGATTGGTATCTATTAGACACTTGATCTTTTTACCTGCGAACGCACCACGAGCTTTTGTTGAAGGTCTTATAGTAGTGTTGTGGGGTGTTTTGCCGAGTGGCGTCATTCCTGGAAGAGCCTCGACCTGAGGTGTCTTTTTGACTTTGTTCATAACCTTGATCGAATCAATCACATTAATTGCATCAAACGGTGTTGATGAAACATGAATGTCCGCAATAGCAGTCATGAATCTTTTTGCAGCAGTTTTGCTGTCAGAGAATTTATTGACAGGCTTGTCAGCAATCTCGTTGTATGCATTAACAAGCAATTTGCTTGTTACATTGCGGTCAGCAATAAGCTCATCAGCGTTTGTAAAAAGAGCAACACCGTTGCCCATTGAACGAGCAGCACTTTCAGATGAATATGCTCTAACAACTAGGCTCTTAGGGTTCAAAGTATAAGTAATAGTATTCATGATTTTTTCCTTTCTCAAATTAATCAATATAGAGAGTGTATCTTTTTTCTTTTAAGAAGTAAAGGACTTTCTTTCTCTTTAAAAACAAAGACTTAAACATTATATAGAAAAATATTTTAATCCTCTTGGACCAATTAAATACAAATTCTCCTTGGTTCTTGTTAGTGCAACGTACCATACTCTGTTCTCCTCGTCTGTTCCTAGATTGTCCCAACTTAGCTTTCCCATGTCTGTTATTAATACAACATTGTCTGCCTCGCCACCTTTGCTTTGATGGATTGTTGATATTGTTATTCTTGGGCTGTCTTTAAATTTTTCTCCATTGCGTAGGCAAGATCTCAAATATTCTCTTTCTTCGGGTGGCAGACCTTTTAACATTGTCATCCAGTCTTGGCTCTTAGCTGCTTGCGGCAGACCCATATCAGAAATTCTATATGAATCTTTTTTATCTAGTTTAACTTTAAAATTAAAAAAGCCTATCAAATTTTTAGCTTCATGTACAGATATTTCTTTATCGACACGCAACTTTTCCCAAGATGTTATTGCTAGAGTTTCGTCACTGTCTAAAGAGCTCTTGCCATTGTAATTGTATGCAAAGCCTTGTTGGCGGACAACCTTCTTTACTCTGTTTAAAAGGTATTTACTCCGACTCATACAAAGCCAAGTTCCCTCTTTGCTGAAGTCAACATTGTCTACATCTGATACATAGTTGACAGTTCCTTTATCTAATCTTGGTTGCCATGGCTTTGCATACCTATTTTTTATTCTGTTAACAACATCATTAGCCAATCTGTGGACTGATCTAGGAATCCTAAAGCTTTGAGGCAATATTCTTTTATCACCTTGTAAACTTAAAAACTTAGCAACGTCTGCTCCTGCCCATCCGAATATAGCTTGGTCGTCGTCGCCTGCGATGTAAACTTCGGAAGCTTCTGCGGAAGCAATAATTGCCATGCGGTATTGTAGGGAACTTAAATCTTGAGCCTCGTCAACTATGCATATGTCTATAGGCAAGGACGAGTTGTATTTTTCTAACATGTCAGTAAAGTCTAACAAGCCATTTTCTTTTTTAAAAGTATAAAGAGATTTGTGATATTGATTAACAGCATGCAGGGTTAAGTCTCTTTCATTCGTCATATAATATTGATCCTCTATAGAACGAACACCAACTCTGGCCAAAGACTCAACTCTAGAACATTTATCTCCTAAACCATAGCCAGTGTGCAGACCTAGATTCTCATCATAGATGCCTTTAAACTCTACACCCATAGCTTTACCCAACCTACGATAGTGGGAGTCGGTCATTACTTCGTCTCGTTGCAACCCAAGAACTTTAAAAGCTAAAGAGTGCAGTGTTCTAAAGTAAGGAAATCTATCTGCATCAAAACCAAACTGTGCCATAGCTCTTTCTTGAGCTTCGGTTGCTGCTTTGCGAGTGAATGCTAGATAAGCAATCCTTTCAGGAGGAACTCCTCTTTTCAGGCTCTGTTCTACTATGTTTATAAGAGTTGTTGTCTTGCCTGTTCCTGGAGGTCCAAGTATTATCTGAACGTGTCTTCTCATTTTCTTCCTTTCTAAACTTCCACAATATCCACTCGTGGTATCTGTCTGGTTCTTTTTCCATTTAGAACTCTTCTGTTATTGCACTCGGGACATCTAATTCTTCGTCGTCGAAAAACTCTGGCTCAGGCACTGACCATACTTTAACTGGCTTAGATTTAATTCTAAATGTTTTTCTATCGCCACCCAACAGCCTTAACCAAGACCATATTTGATGTTGGGTTGTATATCTAAAACGTCTTGCCTCTAGATATATAAATAAGTCTTCAGACCGAAAGTAAACTTTTGCTTCGTCAGAGTCGTGCCATGGCTTGCCATTCATTATTTCGTCTTTTTGACGAGCTTGGACTTTACCTGTTAAAAAGCTATCTAGCATTTTTTCGAACTGACCTTGGGGTGAAGCATCGTCTGGGTCGACTATTACTTCTACATTTTCTAACAGCTGGTTTATCCTTTTTTCCCACTTAGGTGCTGGCATTGTGCTCGGACATTTGTTTAATTTTTCTACACATATTTTTTGGAGTTGTCTTTGGTCTAGTAATTGGGGTGTTGTTACTTCTATTCTTTCACCTTGCATCTCTATGTACCATCTTACAGACTGACGATTTTCAGTTTCGTATTTTGTTATGGCGTCAACCTCTAAAGCTAGACCACCACCAACACCACCTATGCCATGGTCTCGCTTCATGCATTTAGACTTTTCGCAATAGTTACATATTGGACTTTGTTTACATGTGTAGGCATATTCTTTTTTGCTGATGCCTTTTACTAATCCATTAATCTCGGAGGATGGTAAAGGCTCGCTAACATGTTCATAATTAAACTTCATTAAATCTTCTTGCCAGTCGTCAGGGTTCTTCTTACGATAATAAACACCAACATTGAACAGAGAAATGTTTCGTCCACCTTCAGGGAAGCCCATAGTCATAATATGTTGAAGGCATGGTGGTCCATCGCTAAAGTGATCAACGAGTTCTGGTTGTATTTTTTCTAGAGCCTCGAATGTTGTTTTCTTTTTTTCAGCTAATTCTATAAACTCTTTTAGGTTTAATTTTTTATTTTTATTTATTGCATAGCGTTCTGTTTTGTCGCCATCCCAATAACATAAGTTTATCCAGTTGCCTCTGTCACGTTCGTTCGCTCTAGATATTTGCTTGGGGAAAACTTCCGACCCACCATAGCCTAGTTGAGCAGCGAACTCATTGAGCTTTGATACCATATCAATAGCAGGAATGGCAGGCTCACAAAAAAGATAGAGGTGAGCACCGCCAGACTTAGAACGACATAGTACCAAAGGTGTATCACGAATCTTTTTTTCCAGTGATTCAAGACTTTCATTTAATTTTACCTCACCTCTAATGTCAATATCAATAACACCAAAATGACAGCTATTATTATTTAATAGTGGAATAACTCCTAATATATATTCGCCACCATTAAGATGTTCTTTAAAATTAATCTCAGTTGCTGGGTCACTTACTGTTACTGCTCGACCCGACATTTTTCCGTCAGCTTCTTTTTTATTGACCCTATATTGGCCATGAGCTGATTCGAAACCTTTAAACAAATCCATAAATCTTTTTACATACATCCCCAGTCCTTTCTAATGGTGGGTTGCTAAGAAGGAACTATGTAAAAAACCTTAGCAACCCTAACAATGTTAGCAGTTACAGCTACATAACATCATCATTCGGGGAGTCAGGAGCAACTTTAACATCGCCACTTTGTATGTTCTTACGGAACTCACGTGCCTCGAGGTATATACTTTGACCTGAGTCGACATTTTTTAGTATGCCACCCGACTTAGAATCGAACTTCATTGACACTTCCCAGTTGAACCATGAGCCCATATCATTTTGCTCTGGGACAGATGTAAGAGTATATGCTGTCCAGAACATTGCTGGGTTGATAGATCCTTTGCCTGATGGGTGAGGTATCTGAAGCCTGTTGATCATTGAGTTCCATTTTTTAGACTTCTTAATGCCTGAAGAACTCATAGATATAATTGCTGGGGAATATCCTCCGTCATCCTCAACAACATAGACGAAGTATTCAGCCGTTGCCACCATTGAATTGCCGTCTGGTGTTCGGAGCTTGCCTCTGTCGTCTTGTACGCAACTGTCTAGGTTTGCAGGTTGCAAGCCATGATCTCGGATAAGCTTCCGATCATCGCTCCATTCGATAAAAGTTTTGCGATAGCTTACAGGAACAATCGTTATTCCAGCTTCACCATCACTCGCCTTGCCAGAAACATTATCATAAATCATTCCAGCTTCCGCACCCTTAACATGAGCAGCATCTGCTTTATTGACCTCTGGACTTTGGGCTTGTAGTATTTTAAGACGAGGGATCAACATGTCGTCAGCTGTCATGTTCTCGCCTGCTGTACCAGCATCTTCTAATAAAATGCTAGGGTCGAATGCAATTACATTGCTTTCTTCTTTTACTTCTACTTCATTTTTAGCCATTATACACCTCCTGTTAATTTGGCTTTACGACCTACATATATTTTAAATAGGTCATGGGGGACATCCTTCCCGTCAGACAACTGTTCTTTTATAAAAGAATTTAGTCTGCCGTGATGAACACCGACTGCTCGGCGATAGAATAAGTTCCGCTCACGCAACTCTTCTGTAAAGTCATTGCAAGCTTTATCTTCGCCTTTACTGAACTGAACCTCAACATTACTTTTAATCAAGTCGCCAGCATTATTACCACGCAACCAATCAAAGCATTGTTGTTGACGTAGCTCTAGTTCAGGTCTGTCTTCAGGCTTGGCACGCATTATTGCCGTTGCTGAAGGTATTGAACCAGAAGCAATATCTTGAATTTCAACCTTAGCACCATTGTTAAGAGTGAAGTCCTTCATATTCAGTTCTTGCATTAAATCGGGCAAGTCCTGTTCAGCCAACTTAGTCAGGTTCTGCTTCTTTTCTTTCAATAGCTTTTCTAGATCTTCGATTTCTTTTTCGGTATCGAACATCTTTTGAGCTAAATCAGATACTGCACCTAGTGAATTTGACGCAGGTGCTACGTCGTCAAGCAGATTAATCGTCATTGTTTTCCTTTCTTAACTATGGATTGGCAAGGCATCGAATGTATCAAAAGGGATATCAATCCATCCCGACTTCGTTTCATCCAATAAAACTCGCACTCTCATTTCTTCATCGTTATGTGACATTGCAAACACCACAGGAAATAAAGTGTCTTCGGTGTGCTTCATAAAATCTTTCTTGCGAAGCGTCCTGTTCCTGTTCGTTTTTATTGCCACATTATTTGCTTTACGCAGATCTTCTTTTGTAAAACATTTAACCATTTACTTTCTCCTTTCTTAATTCTAAGGCAACTGGCATATACCAACCTTTGCGTCTATCCCTTTCGCCTTCTTCCATATTGCGTTCCCAACGTAGGACACGCACGACTGGTGACATTTCAGATGCAATCATAACAGCTATCATTACAGCAATAGGGTCACCACCTCCTGGCCAAAGAATATAATCCTCTGGGCAAAAATCTTTCATTATCTTTCTAGCTTTCTGTATCGATGGGCTGGGCAGGAACTGAGGCTTTTCGTTCGGTTCGAAAACAATCTCAAGCGAACCATAACGTGCAGCGTCAGTAAGGTCTGGAGTCCAACCGAACTTATTCTTTACAGGTCGATTTACGACATAAACTTTTGGCATTCATTAATCCTTTCTCAGTATTAAATTCACCTTAATGTATTTGACTATAAATTAAAAGGTAAAATATATTCCTCTACAGGGCTTGGTTTTACTTTTAATTTTTTAGCTCTTATTTCTCGGTCAAAGAACTCATCCTCTCATATTTGAAATGTTCGGAAACGATAATGGCAAATATTGCAGAGCCTGTGACGATGAGTTGTGTTGTAAGATCTTGAAGTATTAATTATTCTAGTGTCTTCTTGATTGCATTTAACGCAATTCATATTTTTCCGCTGCCTCATAAATAAATTCCTTTCTAAGCATTTAATTAGTGTAATTCAAGAAAAATCAAAAGACAACAACTTTTTTGCGTTACCGCACTTATTAATAAATAACAATGCCGTAACCAAAGTTCTGGCGTTACCGCACTGCAGTTGTTTCTAGATACGTCCATGGAATTTTAGATTGTACTATATAAGATAATATTTTGAGGTTAAAAATATTTTTCTAAAATTCGTGAATTTGCGGTAACGTCGGTAACGAAAGGTCTTTTGTTTATTAAATACAATCGCTTGGCGACGTTACCTAAGTCTGAAAATGGTGGTAACCGAAACCAGTGTTTGGTAACTAAAGTTTTTTAATCTCTGATACCATTTCTTTTTCTAAATCTTTACAATCGTTTATGTGTTTTACCAGATCGTTTTTAATATGATTCAGAACATCTTTGTGTGTTTTCAAATTATTCCTGCCTCCATACCATTGACTTTTTTCTTTGTCGTCCTTTATGTGTATGAATAAAGTTCTTGCTATTTTTAAATTATCCATTGCTCTGATCCTTTACTATATGCTTATAGCCTTTACTGGTAGGATATTCTTCGTTAAGAATTTCAATCCAACCTTTTAAATTTTGTGGATTAGTAGCAATAAACATTAGTTTGTCATTTTCATATGTATATACTGTTTTCATTTTCTTTTCCTTTCTGACAGTTGTAAGTTAAGTATATATTATTTTTTTATTGTTTTTCGTTTTTTTAAAAACTTTTTTTCTAAAGTCTTGTAAGTGATTGTTTTTAAACAAATCAAAGTTTAGAATATTTTAAAAAAAGACTTTACTTATGCTTCAAGACGAGATACACTCTTTATATCGGAAGGGGAAATTGTTCTCCCGACGATTTGAGAAAGGAACTAAAAAATGGATACTGCGATTAGAATTAAGAATAACGAAGGTCAAGTAGAAACACTATGTAGTGTTGTAACTCCTACAACTTGGGAGTGTGTTCATTATGATGTAGATGATTATCAAGATAATGAAGATTATGGTTATGTTGCTGATTATGCTCTTCCTGCCGAAGGTTATAGTGAGAAAGTAGAAGCAGACCTTTATGACGATTTAGCAGATACTCATTATGCTACAGTTGCGAATAAGTTTCGTCTTTTAAAAGAAGCAGGTTTTTTGGAAGTTGAGGTGGGTAATAAGACACGAGATTTTTGGAAAGCTCTTAATTCTATAATGACATCTAAAGCAACATTAACTGATCTAGATTATAAAGAAGGTGCTACTATTAAGGCAGCTTGCTTGAAGCGTCATGCTTATTATATAGATACAGGTTCTTTTTGGGGTTGTGATGAAGAGCTAGGTTTTAGTAATTTTTCTTCAGGTTGTTTTTATAATTATAGATAGTTCGCACTGATGATGGAGAGGGTTGCTCCCTCTCCGAAACCGAAAGGTCTGCGAAAGCAATAACAAGAAAGGAACTAACGAATGTTAAAAAGATATGTAATCAGAGTTTACACCGAGACTAAAGTTGACGGAAAAGTTATAGACAACAAAGCAGGATATTTTTTCGAGTTTGCTTGTAACAAATATTTGAGAACGCAAGATGTTGTTACAAAAACCTTTGCGACAAGAGAAGAAGCAACCGCAGTAATGGAAACTCTCCCAATGCTTAGAGTTAGCAAGTTGAGTGGCGGTCAAGAGTTTGTTGAGTTTTATAATTTATCAACAGATGTTGTTAAGTTCTCACACGCCAATAACAACGGTTGGAGCGATGTGCATCCTTTTGAGATTGTTCGAGTTGTTTCCCCAAAGACTATAGAAGTTCGAATGATGGATTCTGAGGAGTTGCCTTGGGATAAAGATTTTCAATCAGGTGGGTTCTTTGGCCATACATCAAACCAGAGCGATCAAAAGTGGAAAATAACAAGCAACTCTAGCAACCCAGTAATGAAGGCTAGACTTAGAAAAGACGGTTATTTCCATTCCGATCACGGACGTCACAGCTTAGCAAACGAGCCTAGGAAGTTTTACGATTACAACTTCTGATAAATCAAAAAAGCTCACTGTAAAAAGTGGGCTTTCTTTTTGCCTAAAATTAGTTTACAGTTGTTTTACAGTTGACCACTGCAAGTCAAGGTTGAGAGGAGGGCAACGTGGTTTCAGACAAAGGAAAGAAAGTTCAAGTTCAAAGACCTATTAACAATGGTCGCAAGGTTGAGCCAGAAAAGTGGGATGGTAAGTTCAAATCTGTTGAGCCTTTAAAGAATCAAAAGCCAGCCCAACATCGTCAAGATCGTTATAAAAAGTGGAACCATCCAGCCACAATCAATTGGATCATGGGTCAAGCTGACCCTGTAGGATTTCTAGCTTCGGTTATGCAAGGCAAAGAAATGTTTCCTGTTTACACTCAGGATCAAGATGGAACAGTGCAACATGTTGGTAAGGTTGGAGCTGACCCTGAGTTGAGGGTTATGGCTGCGAAGACTTTGCTTGGCAAGTGTGTTCCTGATTTAAAGGCTGTTGAGATAACAGCACAAATAGAAGAAAGAAAGGTGCTTGACATAAGCAAATTAACAGACAATGACCTCACCACAATTGAACGAGTTCTTGAACACGCTGTCATTGAAGGAGATCCGAGCGGAGAGAATGAGGAGATCTCTGAAGGAGTTTACCAAAAACTCATGGCAGGCGATTGAACCAGGACGAGACTTTCACGACAACTGGCACATTGATGCTATATCCGAACATCTGCAGGCAGTTGTTGAAGGAGACATTAAACGTCTTATAATTAATATTCCACCTCGGCATATGAAGTCTATCTCGGTTGCGGTTGCGTTGCCTGCTTGGACTTGGACCATACAGCCAAGCAAAAAGTTCTTGTATGCATCTTATGCAGGGTCACTTTCTATTAGAGATTCGGTTAAGTGTCGGAGGTTGATTGACAGCCGTTGGTATCAACAACACTTTGGTGAGTCTTTTAAGCTAACAGGCGACCAGAACCAAAAGCAAAGGTTCGAAAATGACAAGACTGGTGCAAGGATCGCTACATCGGTTGATGGTGCGTTGACAGGTGAAGGTGGTGACATAATCGTAATTGACGATCCGCACAATGTTCGAGAGAGTGAATCGTCAACAGTTCGTGATGGTGTTTTAGAGTGGTGGGATCAGGCTATGCAGACTCGTCTTAATGATCCTAAGACTGGTGCGTTTATTATTATCATGCAAAGAGTTCATGAAAGAGACCTCACTGGCCATATACTTGCAAATGAACTCGGTGAGGAGTGGGATCATTTATGCATTCCTGCACGTTATGAAGTCGGTCACCCAACACCAACAAGATCTCGTTTAGGTTTTACAGATCCTAGAACTAAAGAAGGTGAATTGCTTTGGCCAGATAGGATTGATGTAAAAACATTAGACAATCTAGAGCGATCATTAGGCAGTTATGCATCCGCAGGACAACTGCAACAGCGTCCAATGCCCAAAGGTGGCGGTATATTAAAACGTGAGTGGTGGGTGCCATGGGACAATCCTGATTTACCTGAGATAGAATATGTATTGCAATCTTGGGACACTGCATTCAGCGTAAAAGAAAAGAGCTCTTATTCTGCTCGCACAACATGGGGTGTTTTTAAAGAAAGAGGAATGACCTGTGCCATTGTTTTAGAAATGTGGTATGATCGTGTTAGTTATCCTGAGCTGAGAAAGCTCGCTCAAGAAGCATATCAAGACTGGGAGCCAGACGCAGTGTTGATAGAAAAGAAGGCTTCTGGCCAATCTTTATTGCAAGATTTACGCATGGCAGGTGTGCCAGTTCTTGAGTATATGCCTGACAGAGATAAAGAAGCTCGTGCCCATGCAAGCTCGGCATTATTAGAAGATGGAAGAATTTACTTTCCATCTGACAAAAAATGGGCTAAGAATTTAATAGACATCTGTGCAGCATTCCCTGCAACCGATAATGATGACATAGTTGACACATGTACTCAGGCTTGGTTAAGATTAAGAAAAGGTTGGTTTGTTACACATTCTGAGGATTTTGAAGAAGACGATTATGAGGAAAAACAAAGGATAACAATATATGGCTAGAAAACCAGTTGCGATTCAACAACAGTTAGCTCCCTTTGCAGAATCTGCTCCTGCAGATGACCTACAAGTTGAAGCGATTGGTGATGAAGTCTTAATAGGAGATCCTGAACTAGACAATGTAAAAGAGCAAGACACAAACTTCGGCACTAACTTAGCTGAAGACATGCCTGCAAAAGATCTAGTTAGCAAAGCCTCAGATTTAATTCGTTATTATGATAATGACCGTGAGGCTCGTTCTGATTGGGAAGAGCGATATAAAAAAGGTCTCAAGACTTTAGACCCAGACGGTGGGATGGAAGAATCAGAAGATGAGCGAGCAACTCGTGGCTTGTCTACTGTTGTGCATCCTATGATTGCAGAAGCTGCAACCCAGTTCAATGCGAAGGCTATCGCAGAACTTTATCCGAGTGGTGGTCCAGTAAAGGCTGTTATCATTGGTGACCCTAATGAAGAGCTAGAAGAACAAGCTCGTAGAGTTCGTGAGTTTATGAACTATCAGATAACTCAAGAGATGCCTGAGTACTTCCCTGACTTAGACCAGATGTTGTTTCACCTGCCTCTCGTCGGACAAACTTTTAAAAAGATATGGTGGGACAGCAATCTAGACAGGCAATGTTCACAGTTCGTAAAAGCAGAAGACTTTGTTGTTGCACCAGAGAGCAAAGACATTCAAACATCGCCACGTTACACACATGTTATCCGCATGCCTAAAAATGATTACAACCGATATGTTGAATCAGGGTATTATTTGCCTAGTGACGATAAAGGTGGCGACATAGATCCTTCAGGAGATACAGTCGGTGAAGTCGAAGGTGTTGATCAATATGGTGACGATGCTCAAGATGAAATAATGACTCTTTTAGAGATGCATGTTTATGAGAACTTCGAAGATGAAGATGCTGAGGTTGCTATACCTTATGTTGTAACAATAGATTATGATAACGAAAACATTGTAAGCATTCGTAGGAACTGGCATGAAGATGATGAAAGAAAGATTCGCAGGGAGTGGTTTGTTTCTTACAAGTTCCTTCCTGGATTGGGTTTTTATGGCTTTGGTTTATTTCATCTTATTGGTGGACTGGGCAAAGCAGCAACTGGATCTTTACGAGCTTTATTAGACTCAGCTGCATTTGCGAATATGCAAGGTGGCTTTAAGTTGCGAGGCAGAGTCTCTGGTGGCGAGATACAAGTCAATCCTGGAGAGTTTGTTGATCTCGACGCAACGGTTGACGATGTTAACAAGTCTATTATGCCTTTACCGTTTAAAGAA